CGTTTCGGGTCTTCCGCGCCGACCTGGCTGCTTACGAGGCCGCCGTCCTGCGCGCCGTGAAGGTGCCGCTGGCGCCGCATGAATTCGATGCGTTGGTCAGCTTCCACTACAACACCGGCGGCATCGCCAAGGCGGCGCTGACCCGCCACCTCAATGCCGGCAATCGCGTTGCAGCCGCCAACGCGTTTCTGAACTGGCGGCGACCGGCCTCCATCATCCCCCGCCGGGAGGCGGAGCGCGACCTGTTCCGCCATGGCCGCTATCCAGGCGGCACGATCCCGGTCTGGTCCGTGGACCGCGCGGGCCGGGTGGACTTCTCGCGGCCGATCCGTCGCCTGACCGAGGACGAGGCTCTGGCCTTGGCTCGCGGGCCGTCGCCGACTCCGACGTCGCCGGTCCTCAAGCCTGCACCCGACACGCCGACCGGCTGGCTCGCCCGGCTGGTCGCTTATCTTTCCACCCTGATCCGGAGGGCCTGATCCCAATGCGCTACGTTCGCCCCAACTCGCTCACCTGGTGGGCGGGACTTCTCGCCATGCTCACCGGCATCGCGTCGCTCGCGCTGCCCGCCACCGGGCCATTCGGCGAACTGTCCCGTCTCGTCGCGCTGCTCGCCGGCTCGGGCGATGCCTCGCCCGCGGGCCTCATGTTCCTCGGTCTCGGCCTGATCGGCCTGCGCGACCGGATCGAGCGCGGGTTCCGTGGCGATGCTTGAGTTCTTCGCAGGTGTGGTCGTGGGCGGCTGCCTCGGGGTCTTCGTCGCAGCCCTCTGCGTCGCCGCCGCGCGCGGGGAGCGGGACGATGGCTGATTTCCTGATCTGGCTGGTCGCGGCTGTGGGCGCGGTCGGAGGTGTCGTCCTCGGTCGGGTCTGGGGGCGTGCGGAAGGGGAACGCGCGGGCAAACGGGAGGCGGAACGCGATGCGATGGAAGACAAGAACGAGCGTATCGAGCGCGGGCGGGATGCGGTTCGCGATGGCCGCGGCACTGGCGACCCCGCTGACCGGCTGCGCCGCAACGATGGGCGCTGGTGACGCGGGCTGTGCTTCCTATGCCGAGGCGCGACTCGCCCGACCGCCTGCGGAGTCCGTCGCGGAAGTGCCGCCGGACTGGGCGGACTGGATTGCCGATCTCGACGACCGCATGACGGGAACCTGCCGATGAAGACCCTCGATCCCGCCCTGCAGGCCCATCTCGACGAGGGCACGACCACGCTCGCCTGGTGCTGGCGGATCACGCGCGCCGACGCCGTGAGCTTCGGCTTCACCGACCACGACCGGACGCTGAGCCTCATTGGCACAGACTTCGAGCCTGAGAGCGGCCTGACCGCCTCCGAGGTGCGCTCGGGCTCGGACCTGTCGGTCGATGCGCAGGACGCCGAGGGGGTGCTGACCTCGGACCGAATTACCGAGACCGACATCCTCGACGGCCGCTGGGACAACGCCGAGGTCGAGGTCTGGCGGGTGAACTGGGCCGACACGGGTCAGCGCGTGCTGATGCGGCGCGGCGCCATCGGTCAGATCCGACGCGGGCGGCTCTCCTTCGTCGCCGAGGTTCGCTCGCTGGCGCATGTGCTCGGCCAGACAGTCGGGCGGACTTTCCAGGCGACCTGCGATGTTGCGCTCGGCGATGCGTGCTGCGGCGTCGACCTCGAGGCTTCCGCTTTCAAGGGGACGGGCGCAGTGATCGATCTGCTGCGCGACCGTGCCTTCACCGCCTCGGGGCTCGGGGGCTTCGCCTCCGGCTGGTTCACCTTCGGCACGATCGAGTGGTCCAGCGGCGCGAACGCGGGGCGGCGCGCCGAGGTGCTGGGCCATGACGTGACGGGCGGCGTCGCCGTGCTGACCCTGCTTGAGGGTCTGCCCCCGCGCGCCACCGGTTCGAGCGCGGGGGCAGACGGGCGCGCGATCGCGGAGGGCGACACCTTCACCATCCGCGCGGGCTGCGACAAGCAGATCGAGACCTGCGGCGCGAAGTTCGCCAATACCGCCAGTTTCCGCGGTTTCCCGCACATTCCGGGGCAAGACACAATTCTACGCTACGCCTCGCGCGATGGCGGCCACGACGGGGGCGTGCTGTGACGCAACCTCTCGCATCAGCCGACCCCGCGCGCATCGTCGCTGTCGCACGCTCCTGGCTCGGCACGCCCTATCACGACCAGGCGAGCCTGCGCGGTGTGGGATGCGACTGCCTCGGGCTCGCCCGGGGCGTCTGGCGCGAGGTCGTCGGCCCCGAGCCGTTCCCGATCCCGCCATACAGCCGCGACTGGGGCGAGACCGGCCCTCGCGAGGTTCTGGCCGAGGGCGCGCGCGCCATGATGGTCGAGGTGGAACCGGCGGCGGCCGGTCCCGGCGCGCTGGTGCTGTTCCGCATGAAGCCCCGCGCCATTGCCAAGCATGTCGGGATCCTCACGGGGCCCGACAGCTTCCTCCACGCCTACGAGCGGCTCGGCGTGATCGAGGAACCGCTCACCCAATCCTGGCGGCGGCGCATCGCCTTCGCCTTCCTGTTCCCGCAACGCTGAGACCCGACCATGGCAACGCTCGTCCTCGGCGCGGCCGGCGCCGCCATCGGCGGGTCGATCGGCGGCAGCATCCTTGGGCTGTCCGCCGTCACGATCGGCGGCTTCGTCGGCTCGACCATCGGCTCAGCGGTCGACAGCTGGATCATTTCGTCGCTGGCGCCGACGCAGCGCCTCGAAGGCGCGCGGCTCGACACGCTGCGCATCACCTCGGCCACCGAAGGCGCGGTCATCCCGCGGCTCTACGGGCGCATGCGGATGGGCGGCAACATCATCTGGGCGACGGATTTCCGCGAGGAGACGAAGACCACCACGCAGGGTGGCGGCAAGGGCGGCGGGGGCGGCGGCAAGGTCAGGACCACGGAATATCTCTACTATGCGAGCTTCGCGGTCGCGCTCTGCGAGGGTCCGATCACCGGCATCGGCCGCATCTGGGCCGACGGCAAGCCGATGGACCTCTCCGGGGTCACCTGGCGCTGGTATCCGGGCGACGAGGTGCAGACTGCCGATCCCTTCATCGCGGCGAAGATGGGCGCTTTGAGCACGCCCGCCTATCGCGGCACCGCCTATGTGGTCTTCGAGGAACTGCCGCTCGGCAACTACGGCAACCGCCTGCCGCAGCTCTCGTTCGAGGTCTTCCGCCCACTCGCCGATCCCGACACCGCCGAGGGGCTGACCCGCGCTGTCACGATGATCCCGGCCTCAGGCGAGTTCACCTACGCGACGACCGGCATCCGCAAGGGCAGCGGCGGGGCGCAGATCCCTGAGAACCTGAACGCGCTCTCGGACACCGCAGACATGGTGGTGGCGCTCGACCGGCTGCAGGCGATGGCGCCGAAGGTGGAGAGCGTCAGCCTCGTCGTCGCCTGGTTCGGCAACGACCTGCGCGTGGGCGACTGCACCATCCGACCCGGCGTAGAGGTCTCGGAAAAGACCACGAGCCCGCAAACATGGAGCGTGAACGGCGTGAGCCGGGCTGCCGCCCATCTCGTCAGCCGTGATGACCAGGACCGACCCGTCTACGGCGGCACGCCAGCCGATTTCGCCGTGGTGCAGGCGATCAAGGAGATGAAGGCCCGCGGGCTGCGCGTCACCTTCTATCCGTTCATCCTGATGGACGTGCCGCTCGGCAACACGCTCCCGAACCCCTACAGCGACAACGCCGCCGAGACAGGCCAGCCCGCGTTTCCTTGGCGGGGCCGGATCACCTGTTCGCCCGCGGCAGGCTACGCCGGCAGCGTCGACAAGACCGCCACAGCCGCAAGCCAGGTCGCGGCCTTCTTCGGCGGCGCCAGCCCGTCCGACTTTGCCATCTCCGGCGAGACGATCTCCTGGACAGGGCCCTCCGGAGACTGGGGTCTTCGCCGCATGGTGCTGCACTACGCCCATCTCTGCGCGGCGGCGGGCGGGGTGGACGCCTTCCTGATCGGCACCGAGATGCCGGGGCTGACGTCGATCCGCTCGGGCGCCAGCACCTATCCGGCGGTGCAGGCCTATCGGGACCTGCTCGCGGATGTGCGCTCGATCCTCGGGTCGGGGACGAAGATCGGCTATGCGGCGGACTGGTCGGAGTATTTCGGTCACCAGCCGGGTGACGGCAGCGGCGACGTGTTCTTCCACCTCGATCCGCTCTGGGCCGATCCGGAGATCGATTTCGTCGGCATCGACAACTACATGCCGCTCTCCGACTGGCGCGACGGGTTCGAGCATGCGGACGCGGTCGAGGGCTGGCCTGCGATCTATGACCGGACCTATCTGCAGAGGAACATCGCGGGCGGCGAAGGTTTCGACTGGTTCTACGCCAGCGCCGCCGACCGATCGGCGCAGGTGCGCACCCCGATCACAGATGGCGCGGCGGCCAAGCCGTGGGTCTTCCGCTACAAGGATCTGCGCAGCTGGTGGTCGAACGCGCACTACAACCGCCCCGGTGGCGAGGAGAGCGGCACGCCGACGGCATGGGTGCCGCAGTCCAAGCCGATCTGGTTCACCGAACTCGGCTGTCCCGCCATCGACCGGGGGACGAACCAGCCGAACGTCTTCTTCGACCCGAAGTCGTCCGAGAGCTTCACGCCGCATTTCTCGCGGGGCTGGCGCGACGACGCCATCCAGCGCGCCTATCTTGAGGCGACATATCTCTGGTGGGGCGAGTCCGCGAACAATCCGCTGTCCTCGGTCTACGGCGGCCGGATGGTGCATGTGCCGGAATGCGCAGCCTGGACCTGGGACGCGCGGCCCTATCCCTTCTTCCCGGCGCTGACAGACGTCTGGGCCGACGGCGCGAACTGGCGGCTCGGCCACTGGTTGACCGGACGGCTGGGTGCCGTCTCGCTCGCCGCACTCGTCCGCCACCTCTGCCTGCGCGCCGGGCTGCCCGAGTCCCGCATCGACGTTACCGGCCTCTGGGGCGCGGTGGAGGGCTACGCGATTACCGCGCTCGAGTCCCCGCGCGCCTCGATCACCACGCTCGCGCGCCATTTCGGGTTCGATGCGGTGGAGACCGAGGGCGTGATCCGGTTCA